CATTTTTGTGCAATTTTTGGTTTACTATTACTACCGTTAATGTAGTCAAACAGTTCTTTTTGTGATTGTTGTTTAATGAAATTGTGTTGAGTAACTTTACCCTTGCCTTTTACGAATGTAGTTTGACTTGGTTTAAATTTTACTGGCATGTGTGTCTCCTAATGTTATTTGTTAAGCCAATCTATATAATTAAAATAGTCTTTTCTTTCATGGCACCAGAACCTACCTTTATAGATAGGATGAGTAAGTACTTTGAATGCGTAGTCTACTAAACGTTCTCGAGTCTCGACATCAGTCTCTCTGCTCGGTTTGTTACTTGTCTGTACCATTTTGAATCTCTTCCTTCAGTTGCCGCTTTGGACCAATCGCTTTCGTCCAATGCTTTCTTGAAGTTTTTAAATCCGCTTAATCTTGTTCTGCCCATGTTGAACATCATGTTCACTAATACTTCTTTAACTTCTCCGGGCATATCATCAAAGTCTTCGTATAAAACAGAGCATTCGGAAATTGCAGTATCCAAGTCTTTCTCAAAACATTCATTTACTCTGTCTTCATCTACTGGTGTGCCTACTGGCTTACCGAATTCTGGGTCTGTGTCTAATACTAAATGACCAACACCAAAGGTTGGAAGACCAAGGTGATCATGGTATACTTCGTATACTACGCCTTCATCTACTTTCATCGTTTCAAATACTGCTTCTCTATCTAATTTGTTTCCGAATCCAAACATTGTATTAGTCCTCTTTAGTAACTAGTGTGTATATTCCGTATGCTAATCCTACCCAAGCGGCTAGTTTAACTATGCCACCAAATAAAATAATAGATCCACATACGCCGATTAGTGCAACTCCGTCAAGTGAAGTTCTTTCACCTATTCTGTCCATTGCCCAATCTTTTGCTATTGTTAAATAATTCATAATATTCTCCTATTACAACTATATTTAGTTGTTATTTCTTAATTTTTAGTGTATTTGTGAGTTCTATGTATTCTGTTCTATATATTCTTTTATAGAACCAACTGTAGTAAGTGTTTCTGCATCTTCGTCTGTTATCTCTATATCAAATTCGTTTTCAAATGCAATGATTAATTCTACAGTATGTAAACTGTCTGCACCTAAATCTCCTACTAGTGTTTTATCATCAGTTACTTCTGATATATCAATCTCTAAATGATCGGCTATTAGTCTTTCTATACTCATTTTTTATTTTCAGTTAGATCAACACCTGTATCATTTGTAAATCTACTTACTATCGTATCAAAGTTATTACCGGATAGTATTTGGTCAACAGTAGTAAAATTTTGCTCTTTAGCAAACTTTAAAAATGCTATCATCTTTTCATAGACTGGATTGGAATGTTTAGGAATATACATTCCTGACTTATCTGCTTCGTTATTCTTACTACCGACTAACATTCCTGTATATGGATGTTTTTGTTCTCTGCCTGTTGTTGGTTTACTGAGCTTAGGTTTAGGGTCAGAGGATCTGACTACCTTATTTGTGAACTCAACAATTTTCATTGCTCTTATTCAAACGAACCAGAGTAATAGATTGTAATTAAGGCCGAACCTGCACTTGCATCACCTGATGTTACAATAGAACTAATTACTGTATCTGCTGAATAAACATGATCCGCGTCCCAGACATGCTGTCCGCCTGTTGGTTCGAATCCTGCAAATAGTCTATCTGTATCTGCTGGGTCACCAATAACAATTTCTGTATTATTGTTAGCACCAGTCCAGTTACCTGCAGTTTTTTCAACTACTATCTTTTGTATAGTTGTATTTGCACTTACTGTACCTAATGATGTAGAACCAGAGTTATATGCTACGGTACTTTGCTTGTATGATAGTTTTTGACTTCCACTGGCATCCATTTGTGCTTTAGTAACAGCATGGCTACTTGCTGTTCCGTTTCCTATTGCAACACTTTCTAATGCACCGTCTTTGTCTTTAAGACTAATTACAGAACTACTTGAAGCATCTATTACTGCTCCTTGTTTTCCTAGTTCTATTGTAGTACTTGCACCTGCTATACCATAATTTTTAACTGAATCTACCATTTTAGTTTCCTATATTAAGAAATGTTACCTAAGTCAGCATTACTATTTTGTGCTGAATTAATTGAACCATAATCAGTTACACTTACACTATCACTTGCTAGTACTAGACTAACTGTGGCAGTACCGGCACTTGCAGAGCCGTTTGTAACTGCTACTGTCATAACACTTTCTGCAGAGTATTCGTATTGGTATTGTGAATGATATTGTCCTACTTTAGTAACGTCAAGATCACCTGCTCTAATAAATCTAGAACCGTTAGATGTATCTCCTACTTCTACGAAATCTCCTGTGCTTGAGCCTGATGCCCATGCAGTTGGAACGTCAACTGTTACTGAAAGTATTCTACTTCCTGCCGCTATAGTGGCAATATTACTTGTACCAGAATCATATTCAACATCTAATGTTACATGTTGTACTAAATCTGCCGCTGTTGCGTCTAACTGTGCTTTTGTTACTGCTTCTGTTGATGCAGTTGCATTTGCTATAGCAACTTTTTGTAATGCGTCACCTGACGTGTAGAATCCGATTGCAGAGCTATTACCAGTAATGTATGAACCTTGTTTACCAAGTTCTAAACTAGTGCTAACACCTGCTAAATTATATTTTTTAACTGTAGCCATTTATATCTCCGGATATTTAAATTTTGTAAATTTACACATGTATTTATCTTATCTTGACAATAAATATAATTTAGTATATAATGTATGCATGTCAAGTGATTATAGAGTAGTCAGAGATAACACAATAGATGTATCCTTTAGTGTACATGAGGTGTTCTACGATGTTAACGGTATTCCTACACATATGAATGAGGAATCTGTAAATTTATCAAGTAAAAACTTGACAATGTTGACACAAAAACTTATAATGTTAGTAAGTTCTTTAACTAAAGATATATTAGATAAGGAAACTTTTAATACAGATTTTTCTGATACACAGAAAGATGCTTTGGAGATATTTAAAAATGTTTGATCAATCCATACAACGAATTGGTTTTTGCTGTAAATACTTAGAAGCAGACCAAACTCTGCCTAAGAAAGTACTAGAAGAAGCTCAACGGCCTTTTAACACAAGGTCTACAACTATTACATGGCTTAATAGACAAGACAAAGATGTTGCAGAACAAAGGCTGTGGGACCTTATGGTACACAATATACAAAGTTACTACAAACTGATTGAATACACAGGTAGTCTTATACCTCAACGTAGAATGGTACGACTAGGCAGTGATTGTTTACCAGCATTTACTGAAGCAAATTGGTCTTACTTTTGGCAAAAGCCTGATGTACAAGCATATTGTGAGAAAGAGTTTATAAAGGTAGGTGATCTTGCAAGACAACTAGATGTTAAACTAAGTTTCCATCCTGGACAGTTTTGTGTACTAGCAAGTGATAACCCTGATGTTGTTGAGCGTTCTATTGAAGAGTTTGAATATCATGTAAACATGGCTAGGTGGATGGGTTACGGTAAACAGTTCCAAGACTTCAAGTGCAACGTACATATATCAGGTAGAAAAGGTTACCAAGGTATTATAGATGTATTACCTACACTAACACCTGAAGCAAGAAATATTATTACAATAGAAAACGATGAAATGTGTCATGGGCTAGACGCATCTTTAATGTTAGAAAAACATGTAGCCCTGGTGTTAGATATACACCATCACTGGATTAGAGATGAAGAATATATACAAGCAGATGACGACCGTGTTAAAAGGGTTATTGATAGTTGGCGTGGTGTCAGGCCTACTTTACATTATAGTTATAGTAGGGACGAATGGCTCGATCAATCAACTAGAATTGATGAAGGAAACAGGCATGTTGCCTGTCATTCCATACCTGAATTATTAGAATCAGGTGCTAAGAAGCAAAAACTTAGAGCACATTCTGATATGTACCCTAACACTAGAACTAACGACTGGGCATTATCCTTTTGGAAAAACTTTGATATACAATGTGAAGCCAAGGCAAAGAACTTAGCAAGTGAACAACTTTATGTACAGGCTATAGACACATGTCAGTCCACGTAAAAGAAGGATATAGAAAATCTTTACTGCCAGATATAAAGTTTAAAGGTAAGAAGATTTGTCTACTGACGAATTACAGGACAGGTAGTACATTCTTTATACGAGAAACATTTTTAACTAATAGAATTTTACCTACGGAAGAATGGGAGCATTTTAATACAGATAAATCTTTTAAAGAATCTTTACAAATATTAAAAGATAGAGAGGAATTTGTTTTTAAACTAATGCCAGATCAAATAGGATTAGATAAAGGAAAATTAAAAAAAGTATTTGCAGAATGTGATGAAATAATTTACTTGTATAGACGAGACTTTGAAGCCCAAGCAAGGGGTTGGATAGCATGGAATTTATCTGGTGATCATGAACATCATTGGGGAGAGTCTAAGACATACAATATTAAAGTAACACAAGATCTTGCTGACTGGTATGCTAGTGAGCTTATAGATAATTATAAATTTATGAAGTATGCATTTAAAACTCATCCAGGTGCTGTTTACTGCTTAGAAGACTTTCCTGTACAAATACCGTATACTAGAATATATAAATGGGAAAAGGATATAGTAATATCAGACTTTAATTCTCATAAAGAAGTGTTCAGATCTTGAACAACTATACAAAATAATCTATTAAATAGCACTATGAAGGTTTTAATTATTGGTGGCTGTGGCTATGTAGGCTCAGCAATTGGTAAGTATCTCACAGACAAACATGAGGTTACCAATGTAGATTTGGAATGGTTTGGGAATTTCTCCTACGATCATACAATCAATATGGATTACAATAACTTAACACCTAAGTTTTTAGAACAGTTTAATGTTGTAATACTTACAGCAGGTCATAGTAGTGTTAAGATGTGTGATACTGACTTACAAAGTAGTTTTAATAACAATGTAAGAAACTTTGTAAACCTTACTAACAAACTAACAACACAAAAATTTATATACGCCAGTAGTGCCAGTGTATATGGTAACACGTCTGAGACAGAGATAGCAGAGGACAATGTAAACTTTAGTCCTATAAACTATTACGACATGACTAAGTTACATATAGATCACATTATGCATTTAAGTCCGTTAGACTATTACGGTTTAAGGTTTGGTACAGTAAATGGATCAGCACCAAGTATTAGAACAGACGTAATGATTAATGCTATGGTAAACACAGCAAAACAAAAAGGTGAGATACATGTTTTTAATGCTGACACTCGCAGAAGTATATTAGGCATTAACGATTTGTGTAGAGCTGTTGATACAATTATAGATGATAACAAAAAATCTAATAGAGGTATATACAATACAGCAAGTTTTACTAATACAGCAGGTGAGATTGCACAGGCAGTTGGCAAACATGCTAACGTTCCTGTAATAGATAAAGATCCACCAAGTGTTATCTTTAATGAGAAGTTACAAAACAAAACATATGATTTTGGTATAAGTACATCTAAATTTGAGAACACATTTAATTTTGAATTTACAGATACATTAGATAGTATCACACAGGAGATGGTAGAGCAATATGCAAAATGCAATAGAGGCCACAGAGCAGAACTCGTACACTACACTTAATAAATGTGTAGCATGTGGCGGTTCTAATCTAGTACAATTTTTAGATCTGGCTAAGCAACCACTTGCAAACAATTATCACGACGGTAGTGGTTCCGGTAACAACTATCAACTTGGATTAAATCTTTGTAATGATTGTTATCATACTCAACTACCTGTAAGTGTAGATCCTAAAGCCATGTTTGATCATTACCTATATGTTACAGGCACAAGTCAAACACTCAGAGACTATTGTGATTGGTTTGCACAATTTGTTACAGACCGAGAACAAATTACAGATGGCAACATATTAGATATTGCCTGTAATGATGGAACACAATTAGATAGTTTTAGCAAGTTAGGATGGAAAACATTTGGTGTAGACCCTGCTAAAAATTTATTTAAAACAGCATTAGATAAAGGTCATCTTGTGAAGAACGATTACTGGCCTATACCACATTCTAAAATGGATGTAATTGTTGCACAGAATGTTTGTGCTCACACTCCAAACCCTTTAGAGTTTTTAGAGGGTGTAAAAAATACACTTAGTAACAATGGTACAGCATATATACAAACAAGTCAAAGCCAAATGTATCAACGTAATGAGTTTGATACTACATATCATGAACATATAAGTTTCTTTAGTGCAAACAGTATGAATACTCTAGCCAAACGAGCTGGATTAGTTTTATCAGATGTACATATTACTCCTATACACGGAGACAGTTATGTATTTGTATTAAAACATGAGGGTGCTAATATAGAAAACTCTGTTACAGAAACTATAAGAAAAGAAGGAAAAGAAGGTAGACATAATCCTATGTTTTATAAACAATTTGGATTAAATGCTAGAAAGATAGTAGAACAATTAAAAGACTTAGTAATTAGATGTCAAAAAGCAGGAACACCTGTAGTAGGTTATGGTGCGGCGGCTAAAGGCATGACAGTATTAAACTCAAATGATATACAACTAGACTGGATAGTAGATGACAATGAACTTAAACAAGGATTGCTTACACCAGGTACAAACATACCTATAAAGGATAGAAGCAGTCTAAGTATAGACGATCACATAGTTGTTATACCTCTTGCTTGGAACTTCTTTAATGAAATTAAAAACAATGTAGAGGAAATAAGGAAAGGAAAGTCCACACAATATGTACAATACTTTCCTAATGTAATGTTTGTCTTATGAAAAATTATCTAATTAGAAGTTTATATAAAATAAAGTCACCCATGTGGTTTGATGATCGCAGTAGCGAAGGAGATTTATACGATTGGTATATGAAAATGCACGATATTAGTTTGCGTTCATTCGAAAAACATCTACAAGGTGACTGGGAATTTATATTCTTTAATAAAGAAGTAGAAAATATACAGGAAGTATTTAAAGATCATTTTTTTGAGATATATGATATATGGAAACAAGGCAACTGTAATATATTGTATTGTGGACCAGATAACATAATGATGAAACCCACAGAGTTCTTCGGTAAGTATGATGACTTTAGAATGTTTAATTACACAGACCCTAAAAGTAGTGTAGAGCCTAACCACTACAATGTACAACACAAACATTTCTTTAATGCTGATGTTAGATACTATCCAAGTACAATGAGTCAGGACATTTGGGATATGGGTTTAGAGATGGCAGAGAATTGGGATTTTGATAGTTGGAATACAGAACAATTTATACTTAATAAAATGTTATGGGACCAGGAAGAAAGAACTATAGAAAATACATTAGACCCTACAGTTGCATACCAAGGACACCAATTATTTTTAGATGAGTGGGAACAAAGAAAGTTATACTCAAACGAATGGAATGGGTGTGATCTTAAAGATGCACAAATTGTTCACCTACATGGTAGTAGGAATGCACCTCGGAAGTTCGCTCTAATGCAAAAATTAGAACAACTAACTTAACTATGTAATGCTGGGTGGCCACCTTGCATATCAAACATTGTTGGAACAGTCATTTGCAGTTTCTCCTGCTATTCTAGGCTTTACTACGAGGGAGCCGTATTTTTTATTACTGTTAGACTGAAATCTATTCTGCCCAACACATATATTTAACAAAACTTATTGATTTCCTGGAATTAGGTAGTAAAATGATCAAAAAAGAACCCGGTCCCCCGGGTTCTTTCCGTTTTGTGTTATGTTTACTTCTTATTAAACACGTGGTATAAAATCCAAACACCTACTAATCCAAGTAAGCCTTCGTTACTCAATCCATTCAAGATAGCCATGATGTTTGTCACAACCTGAAAATCTCCTAGGAAAGGTACTGCTCCACCAAATAATACTTCAAGTACTACTCCGAGTGCAATTACTGATATACCGACTTCTGTTAATTGTTTGGCCCATCCGCCAACACTTTTAAGAATATCCATATCAACCTCCTTTGTGAATCCAACTAAATTGTCGATTCACACATTATTTACGAGCCGAAAGTCGTAAGATAAGTGTTTACTTAATGTTAAATATAGTTTTAATAGACACTAAACCGGTACTAAACAAATATGTTAATAGCAAAACCAATAGCAAAAAACGATGTAGTAACTGTAAAGATACTTACAGGTGAAGAAATTATAGCAAGATACGAAGGTGAGGACGATAACACAATTGATGTCTCCAAAGCAAGTATTGTTGCACCCAATCCAGAAGGCGGCTTAGGTCTTGTCCCTTGGATGATGAGTTCTATACCAAATAAGATAAGTATAAACAAGTCTTCAGTAGTTGCAATGAGCCCTACAGTTGAACAGATTGCAGACAAATTTACAGAAGCAACATCAGACATACAAATAGTTAAATAGACACTTGACATAAACACTAATTTTTGCTATAATATATACTTAAATATAAAAAGCATGGACGGTGACATGAAAAGATATTTTATAATTACAGGTTTATTATCTGTACTACTAATTTCATTATTTGGGGTAACTCATTTCGTATTAGAAGACACAGAAAAAGAACTAATAGGACCTCCTGCAGAATCCTATGAAGAATCAATTGATATTAATCAAGTACATTGCCTAGCAACAAACATCTATCACGAAGCACGTGGAGAAAGTTATGCTGGTAAAGTAGCAGTAGCAAATGTTACAATGAATCGTGTAGGTTCCCCAAAATTTCCTAACACAATCTGCGATGTTGTGTATCAAGCATACACAAAAGAAAACTGGAAAGGGGATACTGTTCCAAAACGTAACAAATGCCAATTTAGTTGGTACTGTGATGGTAAGTCAGATGACATAGTATTAGTAAATAGCAAAGGTGAAGTTATTAAAGAACGCATGTTAGCATGGGAAATGTCTCAATTAGTAGCCAACCAATCTGTTAGAGGAAATCTAATAGATATTACAGATGGCAGTACACATTATTTTAATAGTGAACTTGCTAGTCCTTATTGGGCATCTGCCTACAAACAAGTAGTACAAATTGACAGTCACTCTTTCTTAAAGGAAGACTAATTAACCTATAAATAGTCATATGATTTTAGTCAATGATGTTTCAAAACAAATATTCTATAGTCGTGGTAAAAATGCAACTACGTCTATATCAGATCCTTTACAAGCAAAAGATCCGGATTGGTACATACCGGACGATTCTGAAAAACCTTTTCCTTATGGACGTTGGAAAGATTATACATGTTATGTTATTTTTAGGGAACCTCGACAAAGATATATAAGTGGCCTACTAGAAGACATTAGTATGCTAATGATGGATGGTCATGAAACATTAAGTTACTATCAAAAAATAATAGATGACAAGGAACAAGCAGTATTAAGTTCCAAGACTTTATCTAATGGCAGAACTGCTGTACTTATGGTAGATAAAACAGAAGAGTACTTTATACATATCTTACAACAGGTGTTAAAATACAATAATTATGATTATGGATTTGGTGACAGTTACCATATGTGTAACTGGTTATGGCACGGCTTTGCAATGCAAAGTATTTGCGATAAAACAATTTGGATAGATCTTCCAAACCTTAACTCTTATATGTTAAAGCATTTTGATTTAGAGTTACAATACCTCAATACAAAAATACCAAGAGACAAACATTTATTGAACAACGCAATAAATAAAAGTCGTTTTAGAGACCCAATACATAACTATTTAATTAATGAAACAAATCTATACGATATCATTATGAAATACCGTAATGAAGATTATACATTAAAAGATCTGAAAGAAAATCCTATTGATGCAGAGAAGATATCTAATGCTGTTTTTAATGAATACAATAATATTCAAAATATAAAACAAAAAGAAGAAATAGTAAGGCAATTTATTTGGTTAATATTTCAAAAACATTGGGGGCAAAACTAACCCTAAATAAGATAAATATATACTGTTATAATTACACACAATTAGGAGTAACAGTATGTATGAATATAGATGTAATGTCGTGAAAGTAGTAGACGGCGACACAGTAGATGTGGATATCGATTTAGGTTTCGGTGTTTGGTTAAAAGATGAAAGAGTTCGTATTATGGGTATTGATACACCTGAAAGTAGAACATCAGACAAAGTTGAAAAGTTATTTGGCCTAGCGGCAAAAGAAAAACTTAAAAGTATGTTAGGTGAGTCACCAACTTTAAAGACTCAAGTCAACAAAGACGGCGAAGATATGAAAGGTAAGTTTGGTAGAATACTAGGCGACTTTGATGTTTATGATGCAGATAAAGATGCATGGCGTCCAGCAACTGATGTACTTATTGAAACAGGAAATGCAGTAGCATATTTCGGTGGAAGTAAAGAAGAAGTACAAGCCAAGCATATGGTAAACAGAGATAAACTGATACGAGAAGGTTTTGTTTCCCAAGAAGATGTTGATAAAGCACAGGCTTTAATGGAATAACCGGAAACTGGTATAAAAACTATTGACATTGCCTAAATACCGTGTATAATGTAGTTTATACATAGAGGTAATGTAATGGCGAAGAGATTTTATTCAGGTAAAACATATACACATAACACAGGACATTCCTGTGCATTTAGACAATGGAAAGCGGATAGTCACTGTAACTTAATACACGGCTATGCTTTACAATTTGAATTTACTTTTGGTTGCGATGAATTAGATGATCGCAACTGGGCAGTAGACTTTGGTGGATTAAAGCCACTAAAGGAATGGTTGAAATATATGTTTGACCATACTTACTTATTAGGAAGTGATGATCCTGAGTTTGAAACATTTCAAATGTTAGCAGACAAAGGATTAATTGACTTGCGAGTAGTAGGTGCAGTAGGTTGCGAAAGATTTGCTGAACAGGCCTTTGATGAAGCAGAACGGATTGTTAATGATATCAGCAACGGAAGATGTTGGGTTCAAAAGGTCACTGTAAGAGAACATGAGGCCAATAGTGCAACATGCGAACTAGCAGACACACAGAAGATACGATTTGTAGACCCTGTGAAATAACGAAGAGCGAAAAACGAAGAACAAAAAGTTTAGAATGAGGGCAAGAGTGATATCTACTTGCCCTTCACTATCTTAATTCCCCCAACCATAAAGCGATAAATAGTGGTATAATGCTATTTGGAATACTAACATTAATTACAGCACTTGCACTTGCAGGTGTGGCCGCATGGTTCAGCATTGCTGGACTAATGATATTCTTTGGCGGAATGCCTATGAGTGTAGCAATCATGGCTGGTACATTAGAAGTAGGTAAACTTGTAACTGTAAGTTGGTTGTATAGGTACTGGGAAGAGACTGGCATATTAGTTAAGTCTTATCTAACTACAGCAGTAATAGTTCTTATGCTTATAACATCAGCAGGTATATATGGTTACTTGTCTAAGGCGGCCTCTGACGTGTCTAGTGATGGTGCAGTAGCAGTTGCAGAAGTAGAACGTGTAGATGGTTTAATTCTCAGAGAACAAAACAAGATTGCTAATATAGAAGATAGAATACTAAGTATAGGTGGTAGTGTAGATGTCAGTGAAAGTATTGCTCAACAAGAAACAATTAGTGATGGTGCTTGGGAACGGGTACAAGGCGATATAGATTATGCACAAGAACAAATAGGCAGGCTCAGAGACCAACTAGCAACACTAGATGCCGCAGTAAACGAATTAAGAAACAAAGGTGTTGAAGTAATTACTACTGAAGAAGGTGGTATATTCCAAGGCGACACAAAGCAAACAATAGACTATGTAGCACAGGCAAACAACTTATACACTCAGCAAGAAAGTCAACGTGCTGATATTAAAGAAGATATAGATAAGCAACAAGCAAATATAGATAATTACAGATTGCAGGCACAAGACACAATCAATGGAGCCAATGCAGAAATTAACAGATTAAGAAATACTAGTTCAGATCAGCAAGACCTTAACATAGATAAGATAAATGGTTTTAATACAGATATCGATACAATTTACGATACTATAGCAGTACTTAAAGACACAAAGTTTGAAGCAGAAAGTAAAGTAAGAGAATTAGATAGAGAAATAGGTCCTATTAAATATGTTGCTGAATTATTATATGGTAGTTCAGAACAATCCATAATGGATAAGTCAGTTAGAATATTCATACTGTTATTTGTATTTGTATTTGACCCTTTAGCAATCATGTTATTGATTGCGGCTAACCAAACATTAATAAGGTACGGTATTAATTTAGAGAATACTGGACCTAAGTCACCTACAGATGACGACCCTGAAGAGTGGTTTGACTCTCCCCTAGAGGAAGATTCAAGATACATATACGGCGACAACATGCCTGATATAGGACCTGTAGATTCTACTCCCTATAGCCACAATAGAGAGCTAATAAAAGATACCCCTAATGCGGCTGAAGATGCCGCAAAGGCAATGGCTGAAAGTGCCAGTCAAAAAAAAAGAACAGAGGAAATACAAAAGGCCTTATCGTCATTGGAAAAGAAATACAAAAAGACGCTAAAAGCTCTTGACGATAAGCCTAAAGAAGTTATAATAGATAGAGAAGTAGAAAAGATAGTAGAGAAGATAATAGAAGTTGAAGTCCCGGTTGAGGTTATTAAAGAAATAATAGTTACAAAGGAGATTGAAGTTGAAAAAATCGTTGAGGTTCCAGTCGAAGTTGAGGTCGAGAAGGAGGTTGTGGTCACTGTCGAAAAGGAAGTCCCAGGACCCACCAGAATTGTGGAAGTTCCCGGACCAGAAAGAATCGTCGAAGTCCCCTCCAAACAAAGAGTAGTTAAGGTAGAAAGTTCTGAAACTGTTAATAGATTAACAACAGAAGTCAATGCACTTAGGGAAGAGAATACTAATCTTAAAATGACACCACCTACAATAGTTGAAAAGATAGTAGAAGTAGAGAAAGAAGTTCCAGTTGAAGTAGAGAAAGCATCAACAGGAGATTTAAAAGAAGCCGCTAGACTAATGGCTAACAGTGAATTAAACAAAGAAGACTTAACAGAAAAACAAATACTAGAAATGTTACAAAAGAGTTCAGAAGAAGAAGTTAGAAAGAAAATTGGTTTTTGGGCAACGCCTTTACCGAAGGAAGACAAAGACCCAAACATAAATAGAACATATACAACTAAGAATAAATGACAGAAGACAAAAAGACTTTAAATTGTAACTTTTGTGGAAAGCATAGAGAAGAAGTTGAAAAACTTATTGCTGGACCTAATGTTTATATATGTGATGAATGCATAAAAATAAGTTATGATATCGTAAAAGACGATACCAGTATAGATATAACTGATCTTGACTTTCAATCAATTCCAAATCCTATAGAAATTAAAAAGTATTTAGATGAGTATGTAATGGCTCAATCTTCTGCTAAAGAAATTCTATCGGTCAACGCATATAATCACTATAAAAGAGTTACAAACCAAATAAAAGATATTGANATAGAGAAAACAAATATTTTATTAATGGGTTCTACAGGTACAGGTAAAACGCTACTTGCTAAAACACTTGCTAATAAGTTACAGGTTCCTTTTGCAATAGCAGATGCCACTACATTAACAGAAGCAGGGTATGTAGGAGAGGATGTAGAAAGTGTATTAGAACGTTTAATGAGTCTTGCTAATTATGATATAGAAGTTGCACAAAGAGGTATTGTATTTATAGACGAAGTAGATAAAAAAGCTCGTAAGTCAGAGAGCAATACAAATACTAGAGATGTTAGTGGTGAGGGTGTACAACAAGCATTATTAAGATTAATTGAAGGTACGAAAACAAAAGTTAAAGTAGGTTCAGCCAAAAAATATTCAGAAGAGTATGTAGAGTTTGATACTTCAAACGTATTGTTTATACTAAGTGGTGCATTTGTTGGTATAGAAACTATTATAGAAAAACGAATTAAAAAGAATAGTAATATAGGCTTTGGTAGTAAAATTATAAACATAGAAGAAAGGGAAGAGTTAGTACAACAAGTTACAGCAAGTGATGTAATACAATATGGATTGATACCAGAGCTAGTAGGCAGGCTTCCAGTTATAGCAACACTAGAAAAACTAAACGAAGCATGTTTAAAGAATATACTTACTGGTATTAAAAATAACATAATATCTCAAACAGAAGCATTACTAAAAATAGATGAACTTGATGTAGTCTTTACAGAAGGTTACTTATCAGATGTAGCCAAACTTGCAGACCGGAGCAAAATAGGTGCTAGGTCTTTAAAAGCATTAGTTGAAAATAGTGTTACCTCTATTATGTTTAGAGCAAGTGAGCTCAGTAATAACGGTGTAGAGGGTATACGTTACGATAAATATCCTACAGCAGAGGACAACCCTGCATTAATATATAATGATGGACGTGAGGAAATAGATGAAAACTTTAAACTTTATAGAGGAATAGATGGCATTTAACAAAAATAAATTTACAAAAAGAGATGGCAAGAAGCCTTTTACTAAGAAAAAAGAAGAGTTCTTAGATCATTTTAAAGGTAGACACATTGAAGTTAGATACGACGATGTTAACGGAGCCGTTAGACGCCTCAAAAAAGTTTTAGAAAAAATGGATTTCCAAAAAGAACTATCCAAAAGAGAACATTACGAAAAGCCTTCAGTTAAACGTAAACGTATGAAGGACCAAGCAGTAAAACGTTCAAAGAAAGAACAAGATAATATGATATCTAAAGGAGAGTACATGCCTACTCCTGTATCCGGACAAAAATACTTAAAAGGCAAAAGAGAGAAACGCAAGGCGTGGGTAGCCAAAGAACGAATTCGCAGGTTGCGTAACAGTGGTTACTAAGGAAACTAGATCTGTTGTAGTAGTAAGTGGAGGATTTGATCCTTTACATTCCGGGCATTTAAAATTATTTAGAGACGCAAGACAATTAGGTGATAAACTTTGTGTTATTGTAAATTCCGATGAGTGGTTAACTAAAAAGAAAGGAAGACCTTTCATGCCATTTGAAGAAAGAGCAGATATTATAGCACAATTACAGGATGTTGACAATGTGTTTGGCGGTGGAGATAAAGACGGTTCTGTATGCGGAACCTTAGAAAATATAAAGAAAGCATACGAAGGATATAATATGATCTTTTGCAACGGAGGTGATAGAACAAAAGACAATATTCCAGAGATGGCTGTAGAAGGTTACACATTTGAATTTGGTGTAGGCGGAAACAACAAGTCCAACAGTAGTAGTTGGATATTAAAAGAATGGAAGTATCCTACAGAAAGAAGAGTCTGGGGCGAGTTTAGTGATTTGTTCCAGGACTCAGCGGTTAAAGTAAAGGAGTTAATAATAGAGCCAGGTAAAGGCATTAGTTATCAGCGACACTTTAAAAGAGATGAGATATGGTTTGTAAGTAAAGGACAATGCCACATAAAGTTTGGTAAAGATACAGATAAACCACAAGAGTTTGTAGAAAATATATTAGAAACAGACGAATCCTTTACTGTTAGAGCAGGCGAATGGCATCAAATAGTAAATAGAGATGAGAATCCTTGTCATATTATTGAGATACAATATGGTGGCGAAACAACTGAAGACGATATAGAACGCCTTGAGTACTACGACGGAGAATAAATGGAAATGCGAGAACTTAATGAACAACGTGTTTGTGAACTTTTAAATGATATTATAGAACTAGAAATGGCTGGAGTTGTAAGATATGCTCACAGTTCATTAATGGTTACAGGTCCTAATAGAATACCAATCGTAGCATTCCTACAAGAACAAGCAACTGAAAGTTTAGATCATGCCTTACAGGCTGGCGAATACATTACAGGCTTTGGTGGGCATCCTACACAAAAGATTGCACACATAGAAGAATCTCATAACCATAGTGTATTACAAATACTTAGAGAAAGTCAAGAGCATGAAGAGAAAGCAGTAGACAAATACAAGGAACTACTTGTGGAAGTTGCTGATGCAAGTATTATGCTAGAAGAGTATACACGTGGACAAATAGGTATGGAAGAACAACATGCCTTAGAAATACGAAAAATGCTACAAGATTATAGTTAATACTATTGACATTATAGTAAAACCTGTTATAATAAAGCAATAACGAGGTAATTATGTACGACATATCAGAAAAAGGTGAGAAGCAATTCAATAGAGTTATTTGGCTCTTAAGAGGTCTTTATATCCTTATCCCTATATCTATATTCTTAGTATAGTTGACAAAATAAACTGAACCTGTTATAATAGATGTATGACAATGCATTTGGATAACAGGTTTTCTACGATTAATACTAAAAAGTATAAGACTAAACTGACTAAAGGTAAACTTAAAGAGCTAGAACTTAGATGGAGACAGCACAATAAGTGGGCAAAGCAAAACAATATGCATGACATGAGGTATTCTACTTTACAGGAGTATATAGATTATTCCTTTGGTAAAGTAGGTAAGAGACCTGACCCCAGAGACTATAGGCATTTTACAAAGTTACAGCCTGATACTAATTGGAGAGTCAAACATGATGCAGAACATAGAGAAAAGTATCCTAGTCTTATGGAACAGCAGATGAAAGACGGAACATTTAATAGTAAGAGCATGAGTCAGGGTACTAAGAAGGAGCCTATGATGTACACAGGTGACCTTATACAGGGTATTGCTACAATGCACAAGTCTAATGCAGTACCAGTAATGAAAGGTACAGATCAAGCAAAAGATATAGCAAGAATGAGAAGAGGATAATGGAATTAGCAAAGTTACAAGACGGACAATTAGTGTACGGACTATATGAAGAAGTAGAAGCATACGCAGATAAAGAAGATACATGTGTTGATAGATACTTTGATCATGTTAATCCTTCTACAGTTTATAAGAATTTTAAGTATGTTGGTGAGAGCATGAGTAATCCGTATAAGGTAAGTGTACCTTTTGATTACAGTAAGGGCAAACCACCAGCAACATTTAACAATGCAGGAGTTAATCAGGACAAGTGGTAAACGATAAGCAATGGCAAGATAACTCAGACGGTTGGGTTACTGCTATGAATAAGTCTAAGGCAAAGAAGAGAGCAAAGAAAATGCATCAACGTAATGCCGAGACAGGCGTTTGTGATCACGGAGACTTAGAGTGGTGTGATGTTTGTGCATTTGATGTTGATGGCACTAGAGTAGCAGAAAAAGGAGTAGATTATTAATGGTAAATAAACAAGAATTTCATCCAGATGAGATAGCAAATAGTAATAGAATACAAAAAAGTGCAACACCTAAACACGACCTAAGTTGGTATATTAAATGGACAGCAAGTTGTTTTATACTTGCAAGTATGAGTATAAGAGGTATTCCAGAACCAGAGTATTTACAGTTTTACGATACACTATTAAGTTTAATAGGTGTTACAGGTTGGATGATAGTAGGACTCTTATGGAAAGATAGAGCATTGATACTTTTAAATGGAGTAGGTATTGTATTGTTTTTAAGAACATTAGTAACAGAATATTTAATGGTGATGTAATGGAAAAGTCATTTAAAGATAAGGTAGCAAACTTAGATACTACTAGTAAAGCAGGACAACTTGCACGTGAGTTAAATGCTGAGCGTACTAGACTTAAAGAAGAACTAGCAGAAGCTCAAGAGCAAGTAGATATATTCTCACCAAGCACACCAACAGGTGGTTTAGATAGTATAATCAAATGGCTTGCTACAACACTTGCTGTTATAGGAGTATTTTTAATTAGTGCTGATCTTAC